CTTTACTCCGTAATCGGCTTGCAAGGCGCGTCCAGCAGCTTGCACCGTTTTGATCGTTTCGGGATAAACCTTCTTCGGATCTGGTTCAACGATTACAGGTTCGGTAACTACAGGAGCATCTGCTGCATCTGCTGCATCTGCTGCATCTGCTGCACTTGCCGCTGCGGGGGATTCTACAACCTCGGCGTTTTCGCCTTCCTGGGTTGTGTCATTGCCTTCGCCCGTGTTTTCGACATTGTCTGTGTTTTCGACATCGTTTTTTTCCTCGTCTGTGTTTTTCCACAATCTCTGCTTTAGGGGCTTCGGGGCGGGTTCCGTATTCTTTGTAGATATAGATAAACCCGGCTTTGAATTTCTGCGATGCCTCGATGGCTTCAATGATTGCGAGGTTCGAAGTCGTGAATATGCCACCTCTGCCGTCAACGCTTCCTTCAAAAGTGATTCGGACATTTTCTCCGTCGATTACATAAACCGGGGAGTATTGGGTAAGTCTGACCTGATATGTTATTGCGTACATAGGATTGTTGTTTTTTAAGGAAAAAGGCAGACAGGATTTACCCGCCTGCCTTTTTTATTCCTGGTTATGTGAGTTTACTACGATGCAGGTTCGAGGATTGCGTGAACCGAAGGATATCGCAGCGCGGGTCCCGAAATCTCGGTAGTCACGGCTACATCACCGTCCCAGATACCCGCCTTTTTCAGGTCGAGTACATCGCGGCCCATTGCTTTGAATACCCATTTGTCAAGATACTGCGGATCAATTACAATCGCTTTGTCTGTGAAGCCGTACATATCGAGAAGGTCATGCTGCAACAGCATTGTTTCGCCGAAGTTCGAGCTTACTGATTTCCATTCGATACCCCAAGCCAGAACTGTGTTACCTGCTTCAAGCTGTTTTTCTACAGATCCGATCTTCGACCATTTGGCTACGAAGCCAGAACCTGCCAGCATAATACGCTTACGCGATCCGGCATTGCCTGTAAAGATCTGTTTATGGATGTCTACTAAGTCACCGTTAGCCATTGAAGCGGGATACTCGATACGTTTGGTAATCATGTTCACCACACCTTTGGTCATGTACACGTGTTTCTTCAATGTTGAGTTGTAGAAGTATGCGCGCACACCGAACAGATAAGAGGCCTCCATAGCCATACGGAACTCGTACAACGCTTGTTCTTCAATATCCGAAGGGTTCCATTTCACCTCTTTATCAGACATAGCCTGAATAGTGGTTTCAGCGACCTGGCATTTAAAGATCTGGCAGTAGTTGTAAGCTTTGGTAGGCAGAGCTGAGTAAGGCGAAGTCTGCACATCACCCTCGGCAGCAGCACGGGCCATACGATAAAGTACAGTAGTGGCAGCGATAGTAGGTACATATTTGCCGTCGGCGTTTGCCCCTGTTCCCACGGCACCATTAGCGGCCTGCACAGTCACGGTGTTTCCGGTTACGGCTACTACATACAGCACAAGAGCCTCTGTAGCGGACTGGGTAGTACCGGCCTCGTCGTAGCCCATAATGGTAGGTACATAAATAGTATCTGTTACATCGAATAGTTTTCCATTATCAACCGCCAGCTCAGCATAGTCCTGAGTTGTCACCGCTGTGTGCAACGTCGAGACAGTAGCTTTAATCGGGCGAATGTCCACAGAGTAGTATTCGAATTTCATTGTTCCCGCAGATTTAGGGGTGGCGTGTCGCATAATCTGGTCAAGGGGGGTAGCGGACGGTCGCATTTTGGTAATGCGCTGGTCCACCGTATCCATGATCAGATCCGGACTTTCCACGCGGGTTACATCAGTAGTCAGGCCCTCGCGAGTTATAACAGCACCTACGCCGCTATCGGGGGTTACTACAACAGGGTCAGCAGAGTAAAGTCCCATAGCGGAGCTATCGGCAATACCAACTAACGAGCATACGAGCATCAATAAAATGCCGAAGAGGTTAAAAGAGAATCTTTGCTTTTTCATTTTTGTGAACTTTTTATGGTTTGAAATTTATTTTTTACGTGTGAATCCGCCGCGTTTGAAGATGTCGTCTTCCTGTGAGCGCTCAATAATAGCATCGAAGGCTTCCATTGATTTACTTCCGGGCTTAGCGGCTCCGCCTGCGGCGCCTCCATTCAATTCCGGAAGTTGCGAAGCTTCTTTTACAGCCCGACGTGTTTCTACAATCTTTTCGTTTTTGCCTTTTTTGTAGTTTAGATCGGCGTTTTCGGCCATCATGCTATCGAAGTTGAGAAACTTTTCAGCTTTTTCCAGGAAGGTGTAATCGAGTTTAAACAGCGACACTGGTTTGATGATCTCGTCTTCAATCCTCTTCAGGAATCCAATCATATCATCTTCCGACAATCCGCGATCTTCTGCAAACTTATCAATGTCTGCGCCCGAAGCTGCCAGGTTGGCTTGTCTTTCTTCTTCTGTACGTGCGCTGGCTTCGCGCTGTGCTTCACGTGCTTTGATAGCCTCAAGGTATTTGTCGTACCCGTCTTCGCCTTCCAGCATTACAAGCTCCTCGTCAGTGAAGTATTTTTTCAGAGCTGCGGGCAGCGGTGCGCCCCCTAAGAACTCAGCCACAGCTGCGGCGGCTTTTGGGTCTTGCTCCATTCGTTTAGCAAGTTCGGCATTTGACTGTACGATTGCTTTCACCTTTTCGTGTTCAGCATCGTAGCCGGACATGGAGGCTTCGTAGTAATCATCATCCGAGGCGAACTCCCTGTCGGGATTTTTCGATTTAATTCCTGCTTTCCAGCGTTCGTTTGCCGATGGTACGGGCACATCTTCCGGCAGCAAATCAGGGGTGTTTTCGTTTTCTTTCATTTTGAGAAAAGTTTATTGTACAAGGCGCCATTCGGGCGTAGTTAATGATGGACAAAGGAAATCAGAAAACAAGCGACTTAGTCGCCCATTTATGGCGTTTAGTCGCCCATTGCGAACGAAAGCGTGTTTAATTTGCGGAAAACTTAAAAAGATGGTGAATTTTTCCAAAGAACGTGACAGGGATCTATTCGATGCTTACCGGCGAAAGAAACGGGAGCTCGGAGACCACGCCCGATACATGACAAGGAGGGCGATTGTCCAGCTCACTGTCGATAGCCCCGCTAAAAAGTTTTACGTTACTCCGGAAACCGCGCTGAAGATGATAAGTAGTATTGACAAACACGGGCACCCCTGCAAATCAAAAGGGGTAACTGCCGCAAAATTCGCGGAGATCCACAAGAGATATAAGGCGCTCAAAGCAGCTCACCCGCTTATCAGTAAATACGCATTGGCCGACGAAGTGGTAAATTCCCCCGCGCCTCGCTTCTACATAGAGTGGGAGGCCGCCCTCACAATAATTTACGAAATGGAGAAAACAACATGAGAAGAACATTTATAATCCTTTGCCTATGCGGGTACTTATTGTCGGGGTTTGTGGATACGGCCCCCTTATTGGGTTATTCCGGGGGCTCGGCGCCATGGACGAGACTAACGTATATGTTGGCCCATACGAGCCCTGTACACCTACTACTGAACCTCTTCGCGATATATACGATATCGACGAGTGTATTATCCAGGTGGAGAGGCATGTCGAAAACCGTACTTATGACAGCCGCCATCGTTGGTGCGTTCCTCGCAACGTTCGGATCCGAAAAAGCCCTGCCTACTATAGGCGCTTCTGGCGTCATGTACTTCCTCGCAGGGGTGCTGGGGGTTAAGCTCGTAATAAAGCAATCGTATGACAGAGTATTGAGCGTGATAATGCTGTTTGCTGTTATCGCCTCTCTTAATGTGGTATGGTCTGTATTCACTCACATAAACGCCTTGGTGCACGGGTTAGCCTGGATATACGGGGTCGCATTCGCTACAACTCACTATTATATACAAGTGTATGAACAAAAAAGACAAGAAAAAAGAAATATCCCGCCTGCAAAGCAATAAGGCGGTAATCATTGAAAGGATCGAATTCCTGGAAGAGATTGAAAAGGAAATGACTAAATCGAACCGTTTGCCCTCGGTTCCACTGGGGGGATTGTTCGACGATATTTTGAAACTGAACCCCGAGAGAGCTGAGCAGCTTGTGCCCTTATTGTTGGAAACGTATAAAGACGAATTACAGCAGGTAGAAAAGGTTGTCGCCTCTCTAAACTGATTAACGCCCGATGAACTACACCCGCATTTTACTTGAAAATAAACGCCGCCTTGCGGTGATACGTGCCCCCTACAATCCATTGACGGGGGAGGGCTCTACAAGTATTCTACGGGAAAGGTTCGAGTTAGAGGATCACCCGACACCCGTGATGTATCTCCCCGTGAAAATGCTGGAGGTAGCACTGGTGAAGGAACTCGGCAAAGCGGGTAGCATAAAAGCGTTTTTGCTAAAGCTGGGCCACGAAATAACCCGGGAGACCGTGGACAGCGTACTCGACACTCTCGAAAAGGTGCGTATTTTTTACGACTTTGAGTATTGGGCTTTCCGCGCTGTGTTGATTAAGGATAAGAATTCTGGGGACGACATACACTTTCAACTGAACCGCGGGCAGCGTAAGCTTCTCAAACAATTACTTGATGACTTTTGGGCGGGTAAACCGATAAGGGTAATTCTGGTAAAAGCCCGTCAGTGGGGCGGATCTACTTTAGTGCAGATCTTTATGGGTTGGATCCAGCTTGTGCATTTACGGCAATGGAACTCTATCATAGCCGCCCACGTGGAGAACACCGCGCGACTTGTGCAGGGGATGTACACGAAGATGTTAGCAAGTTATCCGTGGCAATGGGTTGAGGGGGCAAAAGCTCCTTTAGAGTTAGCTCCCTTTGAGCGATCAAACAAAACACGGTATGTGAAGGAGCGAGGTAACAAGATCACAATCGGATCCGCCGAAAAGCCTGAGTCTATCCGCGGGGGTGATGAGGCAATGGCCCACCTCACAGAGATCGCATCCTGGGTAACGACAAAAAACAAATCCCCGGAAGACCTTATTCAGTCAGTTGTGTCTGGTATCCGAATGCTGCCCAAAACAATGATCGTGTACGAAAGCACAGCAAAAGGGGTTGGTAACTTCTTTCACAAGGAGTGGGTGAGGGCTAAGCAGGGAAAAGGGGTAAGTAAGTTTACTCCCGTATTTGTAGCTTTCTTTGAGATCGACGACTACCAAACGCACATTCCGAACTACAAGGAGTTCATCGATTCGCTGGACTCGTCAGAGTGGGAATACTGGAAAGACGGAGCAACCTTAGAAGCCATAGCATGGAGGAGGGAGAAAAGGAAGGAATACTCCGACGAATGGAGGTTTATATCAGAATACCCCGGAAACGACGTAGAGGCTTTCCAATCAACTGGTCGCAGGTTCTACCCTATCGGAGACGTAAACCGTTTACGCATGGGTTGTTTACCCGCTCCGGTGTTTATCGGCGACATATACGGAAAAGCGGCATCCGGTCCGAATTGCAAGGAAGGACTATTCTTCAAACAGGAAGATAGGGGGTGTCTCAAAGTATGGGCTTTGCCAGGGGAGGACAGGTGTACAGATCGCTATGTGATAGTAGTGGATATCGGCGGGCGTAGCGACGCTGCCGACAACAGTGTAATTTGCGTACTTGACAGATACCAGATGTTGAATAATGGGGTCCCAGAGGTTGTCGCGGAGTGGGCTGGTCATATCGACCACGACTTATTGGCGTGGAGAGCGGTACAGATCGCGCAGGCGTACCATAAGGGGCTACTTGTGATAGAATCCAACACCCTGGAGACCGAAGAGACTGAAGGGGATCACTTCGAGTATATCCTCGACGAGGTGGCGGAGTATTACGATAATTTGTTTTGCCGAACCCCCTCCGATAAGATTAAAGCGGGGCAGCCCCCGCGCTGGGGATTCCACACAAACCGCAGTTCGAAACAAATGGTGTGCGATCACCAGCGTAAGATGTTACGCGAAGATGGGTATATCGAGAACAGCCCTGAAGCTTGCGACGAACACGACACGTTCGAAGTAAAGGAAAACGGATCACTCGGAGCTGTGGACGGATGCCGGGACGACCGACACATAACAAGGGCAATAGGTAACTGGGTTTGCTATCAGTACCTACCCCCTCCTGTAAAGATTGACAGTAACAAAAGAGTAACCCGCGTAACGGTGGGAACATCAAGCTTCTAAAATATGGATACAATGAAATTAAGACAACAGTGGATTGAGTTCTACAATTCGTGGCTACAGATAGCTGACGACGCGCGATTAAGTCTCGCGGGGGTATTTGCCGACTATAAGCATTGGGCTGGTGGCCGAAAGGAGCAGTACTTTGTACTCCCCGATGAACGCGACAAACTCTTAGTCCTTAGCCCCTCTGATATTGAGAGGTTGAAAAAGATCGGTAAAATGGAATACCGCAACGTGTACACGCGCATCCACCACGTAAGGAAAAAGGCAGGACGGCGTGTAAAGCGTAAAGTCAGAATTAAGATCATAGGGCGAAAGCTGCACGGTATTTCCCGCATGAGCCACAAAGTAACAACCTTCGATGTTCGTCGCGAATGTTTCTACTGCTCCGCCACGGGAACCGATAGGCTATCCTCTGCCGAAGCAGCCCGCAAACGCGCTGAATGGCACGCTTACCTCTTGGCCGAAAGAGAATACCAGAGAAATAAAAAAGCCCGCAAGCAACCCCGCAGCTTGTTTGCTACTATCAGACGTATAGCGGGAATGTAAACTAAAACTTCACACTTGCCGCAAGTGTACACAGTCATGCTTGTATTTAGTAAAGAAAACGGCGAAATTGTAGATGCCGTAAAGGTGCCAATAGTAAGCGATCTCGGGCTTAGTCTTTTGTCGCAGATGAAAGATTTTATTTCCGAAAAGAAAATTACGAATGTTTCCCGCATTGTAGAACTGGAAGTGCGCGGCGGCATGGCTGATCCTGTGCAAAGAATAATTGTTCACCGCACTGACGGGGCATACTTCCCGGTAGCAGAGGGTGAAATACTTATCCTTTCCGACAGAAACGAGTTTTTAGGAAAAATGGTTTCGGTCGAAGAGCTCGAAAAGTTTTTTCAGGTAAAAGATTTAGCCCGCTGCTATGTGTACGGGGTGCATCCGGATTCAGGAAGGCCTGAACTAAGGGTTGACCTACTGTGCATCGATACCTATGGGGCTCTTACCGAAACAACGCACGGGTACAGGATCTTCACCGCATATAAAGGTCAGACGTTTGTGCCCAAAGAGCAAGTACTCTGGATTGATTTTGAACCTATTAAAAACGTGTTGTAACATGAGGATGCCTAAAGCAATAATCCTATAAGTTGATTTTACGAAAAAGCCTCGCTGTAGTAGCGAGGCTTTTTTTTTGTCTTATGCCGCTTGTCCGGCCAATGCCTGATTGATAAGCGCCATTGCTTTCGGGTCTGCGTTTTGCCCCAGCTCGGGGGGCAATCCCATGCCAGCCCCGGGAACGGCACCGCCCGATGTCATCTCTTCCTCCTTGCGTTGGATCGACTGCAATATGCGGTCTGCAAAAGGCATTGGCGAGTTCTCCAACATTGTCTTCACATCAATAGCCTGTGCTTTGAACAGATCCATAAGGAAACTGTTTATCATTCCCCTATATGCCGGGGTAGCCGCGCTTTCGGCAATTGCAATATCAAACTCTGTGTTTCTTACCAGCTCCGGGTTATACATTTTGCTTTCTTCTGCATAATCCTTTCCGGCTATACTGAGGTATCGTGCCGATCGGTAGTACTGCTGAATTGTTTTCATCATTTTGTAGTCACGGCGGCGGCGGAAACTGTTGAAGGTTTCGAACAAATCAAGCAGGTTTGTAGCCGCCTGTTGCGCTTCTTGTGCGTACAATGCTGCTGGCGTACCGCTCGCGGGTGTTTTGCCCTGTAGTGCGCCGTGTACCCCCGATATATCGTTCATAAGTTTTAGTTGCAGATTCAGCAACTCGTAAGCCCCCACATTCGTGGCATTGGTAGCGATCTGTTGGGGCAATACGCCTCCGGTGTTTTTTGTCTTGGCAAAGATAACCCCGTTGTACTTCACCCACTCGTCAAGGATTTCTGCCTTCGTCATTTCGCCCAGAGCCTCCTCCGGGAACACGAGTACCCCCTTAGCGCTCGCCCCCATAATGAAGTCAATCATTGTGATAAGGCGGTTGATATAACGTTGCTGGTCGATCACATTTTCTAAGAAGGAGTGTATCTCCCCGTCAATCATCGGATAGGCTTCTATCACAAAGGGGTGCGACTTGTGGTCGAACATAGTCTCTGCTTCGTACAGCGTTTCGCCTGTGGGGGTAAGATACTGCACTGCCCAGAATTGGTCAATAAACCATTCGTACTCTATCATCGGCACATCTTCGGGCAAAACCCCCTGCCCGATGGCTTCGGCCATACGTGCTTTGTTTATGTCGTCCAATCCTTTCTGATCGGTAGTCTCCACCACATAGCTTTCGGCGGATAGCCAATCGTGCACGCGCAAACGTGGTTTGCTCTCCAGTGTCCACACCTGTATCACGCGGCATTTATTCAGCTCTGTGGGTACAAAGAAATCATTGGCGATCTCCCGGTCTTTGCTAAATGCGTTATACTGAAAAGCCAGGTTCTCGTCCACATATCTGTAAAGCTCTCTGATGCGAATAGCATCGGCTTCGTTCTTAGCGAAATCGGCCAGGATATTAGCAATAGGTTCGTCGTGGATTATGCCAAATACACTCAGGTCTTCCCCCGTTGGGTCTTCCATGTCCGAATTGAAGAATACACGGGTGGGCGAATGCTTCCGTATCTTCACGTCGTAAAGCTGTCGCTCCCGAAACCACTTGTGATACACCCCCTGAATAGCGAGACCCCCCGCCATAAATTCAAACAGCGTTTTAGCGTCCAGATTCCACACGTCGTTATTTTGGTACACGTACTGCATTGCGATGGTCATCATCTCGCCGGCTTTCTGCTCAGCCCGGTCACGGGCGATGGCGTTTGGCTCTGTTTTGTTCAACCTGAACTGCCCGAGCACGGTCTGTGCGAGCTGGTTCATAAGGTTGTTTTTCAAAGGTACTTTGCCCTGCCGTTTGATGTGGGCTTCCTCCGTAATGTTTTTGCCAAACGCAGAGTCCGGATCTTCAATAAGATCGTTCCACTGCTTCCCGAATACATAGTCGAGGTTACGGCGACGGTTCTTTCTGAACTCATACAGTCGGTCGTACATATCTTTGTACTGCCATAGCCTGCGCATGTTGTCCCTTTTATGCAGGCTGTTGAATCCAGACTCCTGGCGGGTTACCTTAGTAACCCCGTTGGCCAGGTTCTTTTTGTTGTACTTTCTGTAGTTTACGGTAGTAGCCATTGTCTTAGTCTTTTATAGTGTCCCATTCTTTTAGTAATTCGTCAACCTCTTTCACTTTCGAGGTCAGTTGTTTGCTGTATTTATCGGCTTCGGCGGTTTTCCCGTTTACTCTCATTTGTGTTGATAGATCCTGCAAAGCCTCGACCTGTTTTTTCAGGGCTTTGGCTTTCACCACTACGCGCCCTCTTGGCGAAGCGAGCAGTGTCATAAAGTCCGCAATTGCGGGGCGGTATGCCTGCCCGTCTTGTACGAAGGACTTTTCGCGCTTGCTTACTGAGTTTTCGTATGCGTCAATCTTGTTGAGTAAGCTGTAGTATTTTCCAAAAAACACTTTATCCTCGTTGTAGGGTTTTACGGCGCGGTTAACTACGGGGAGTTTCGTTACATCCACTTCGCCCGTTTCTACAGCGTTGGAAATCGCCTTGTAGCTGTCCATTACGAACTTACCAACTCCGCCCGTGTATGAAGTGGCCAGATACTCCATAGCGGAGGGGTTCACGTCGAACACAGCTGCTACTTTGTCTCCGTCTGCCTTATACAGGTCTTTTATATTCTTGTCGCCCCCGCCTATCTCCAGCAGCCAGTTCGATATGCCTTGCGCCAACGGACTTACATCGCGCTTGCCTAAGAAGGCTTGCGGGGTTTTGTCCGCGTCTGTGAAGGCTTCGCGATACACGGTCGCCCCCGTATAGCTCTTGTTCTCCGCTATGTCAAACACAGGTGCCACAATCGAAGGAACAAAGTCACGAACCCCCTCATATACGGGTGCGTTTGCTTCCTTATCCCATTTGAACGCGTTTACGGGGTTGATATTTGCAGGCATTAGCTCGTTTGTCATGTTCTTCCCTGCATCGAATATGGCGTTAGCTATACTCTTTTCACCTCTGTACGCCAGTGCGGCCTGCACTCCAAACGCCCAGAATCCGCGGAAGAAGTGAGTAACCGGGAGTTTTACTCCTCCGATGATCACATTCTGCATACGGTCAAATTCGCTCCAGTTCTTTTCATCGTCCGGATCATTGGGGTTGAACAGGGTGTTCAGGAACCCGCCGATTGCAAGCAACGCTGTCACACTTCCAAACACTTTGCCGTATTTACCCAGCTTGCCCGCTCTGTGCACCCCCTGCACGGAGGCGTTGAAGAATGCGAACATAGAGCTGAATATGCGGGTGTCGGATCCTTTGCGGTTGAAGTTAACTGTCACATTCTTGGCAATCGTAGCGGCCCTCTCGCGACTCATGCCGTGATCTCTGGCGGTCTTATATGCTGCAAAGCGGGTAATTAGTTCGGAATACTCCGTAAGGGCTGCAAAGGCTTTTCCTAAAGCCTTGCCGTTAAGCAGCATAAACTGACTTCCCAGAGTAGCCTCCAGTATAGTAGGCTCTATTTCCTTGCGAAGGTTTTTCTGTATCTGGTCGAGATCTTTCAGGTAGGTAAACCCTGTGGCCGCTCCGTCTTTAAAAAACTCCTGTAAGGTAGTATCTTCTGCCTTCGAATAGTCTTCTTTGCCGGCAATATGCCTCCAGACAGCGGCGCTTACTGCGGGCTTTGCGATATTTAGATTAAAATCAAGAGTAAATTTAGCCCCCTGCTCTGCGAGCAAGGATATGTTTGCCAGCTGTATGTCTCGCATAAAGTTCCATGCCGCGAATGCGGGGTTGTATTGGGTCATCATGGAGGAATACCATCTCGTAGCTTTGCCAAATGTTTGCAGGAACTTAGGCAGTGTAAAGTCTTCCGATTGGTTGTTTATGGCATTGGCCACTCGTTCATCGGAGAAATACACTACCAGCCTTTCGCCGTTATTGTACACGACTACTTCGTGTTGTGCACTTTCGGCATTGGTGCGTTGGCGTTTATAGGCGTCGTTTACTTTTGTGCGTATGTTGATGCTTTCGGTTGCTTCCTCTATTTCAAACAGGATTTCTTTCTCCAGTCTTCCCAGCTCCGACATTGTCGCTCCGTACTCCGGATCGAGTGGGTCAACTCGTTTTGCTTCCAGGCGAACGCCTCTCAGCATAGTGCGAAGCTCTTTAATACGTGCGCGGGTCATTGCGTCTTGTTCGAAAAGCGCCTGATCCGGGCGCTCGAATACTTCGTCGTACAGCAAGTTACCGTCAGCATCTTTGATATTCGAATTGACGTACCACACTCGTTTGAAATTGAAAGCGCCCGAAGCGCGGCCTATGCTGATATTTGTTTTTACCAGTGATAAGGCTTTTTGTTTGTACTTGTTTTTCTCAGCCGTGAGAATAGCGCTGTGGCCCATGCTCCGAATATATTTCAGGGGGTCGCTCGCCAAACTTTCACGTCCTTTGGCTTTTACAAGTACCGCGTTATACGGATCTCCGTACACGTGCCCCTGTCTGAGGTAGTGGGTTTCGCCCTGTTTGCTGTCACGTTCTTCCCAACCACGCTGAGGCACGTAGTATTCACGGGCGGCGAACTCGTTGAATTCGTCAACTGTCATCAGCCCCCCTTCGAGCTCTTGCTCCAGCCCAAACAAAGTAGCGGCTTTCACAGCTTCGTGTAGCGCGTCGATAAGCTTCGCCGGTACATTAGCCTCAAATTCTGCTATATATTCCTCGTGGGCGATGCCTACGTCTTGCAGGAATCCCAGCTCGCCACGATCCACAAGCCCGAGTTCGATAGCTTCCTGAATGTCTTTGGCCTGTAGGTACGCGCCTATTTTACGCATGTTTTCAGTCGTGATCTTCTTTGCCTCTTTCGGCACGGGTACTTCGTGCACGGCTTTCAGATTGCCGCCTTTCAGGATAGCGCGATAAGCGTCTCTGAGGGCTCTCATTTGCACCCTCTCAAACTCTTGTGCTTTAAAGGTAGATCGGCCCACGCTGTTGGTCTTATCGTTGTAAACGTCCTGCGCATCAGTTACTGTGCCGCCGTTTTCTGCCACAAATAGCTGTAGTTGGCGAACGGGTCTGTCGGCATCCTGGCGTTTGCGGAGGAATTCGTCCATGTCGCGATTCATTGCCTCGTGTACGGCGTCCACCATCTCGGGCACAAGTTCGGTATTTTTCTTATGGAAATCTTTGAGTGCGTTGGCGTATGCCCCCAAATCGCCGTTGAAGTCTTTAAAATCGGGCTTTGTTGGTATCGTTACCATGCGGAATGCGGGCCCGCGCTGGGTTCTCCACACGTCTTCCCCGGCTGCATAGCGCTCGTAAAACTCTTTGGCGTAAGCTGCCTCTTCGATTACCTCGTTGATATATCTTTGTGCAGCGGGAGTCGATAAGCGCTTAGCTCTGGCCAGCTTATCGACGTATCGTTCGATGTGAAAATTGAATTCATCACGGAACCGGCGGGCATTCGGTATGTTTATTTGCGGAACCCCCTCTACCCTGTCAAAATTCAGTAAATGTCTCCTGTTTTTTAGGGGGTTTAAAAGGTCTGCACCCTCGGCGTAGATAGCTCTGGCGATGTTGTCTTCGTTGTAGATGACACGAGCAGAGGTGTAAATTCGATAATTCTCTTCCCATACGTCTCCGCTGGGGGGAATGTCATAAGTATCGATGGCTCTACTGATTGGTATGGTTTCCTTTTCTTCATTCTGCTTTACCTCGTATTCTGTATCTATTAAACGCTCAAGGGGTTCGAATAGTTTATCTTTTGCAAAGATAGCATTTTCTCTTGTTTTTCTTTCGTAATCCTTCAGTGCATTTTCATACGCTTTCTGGTCTCCTTCGAAATCCTGTATGTTCGGTTTGTTTGGTACCCCTGCGATCCTGAACCTTGCCCCGCTGTCGGTGTCTTCGCCCTCCTCCACAGCTCCGGATATGTCGGAGTCTTCCACCACAGCTCCGGATATGTCGATAGCGTCAACATTATCTTTGGCTTCTTCAGCCTCTATAGCTTCGAGTTCTGTTTTCATTTGTGCTTCGAGCTCCAGTACTTTGCGCTGCGAAGCTTCGAGTTCTGCTTCTTTGGGGAATTCTTTCCCGATCTGAGGTTTAAACACCTCGTTGTCACGCACGGCCTTATCAACCGCAATACGGCGTTTAGAGATCTTATCGTCGAATTCTTTCAACGAAATAAATCTATCTACTACGTTTAGTACGTTTTCGACCCTTGCCCCCGCGAGGCCTTCCATGTCCTCCATCTTCTGACAGCGGTATGAAACCTGTTTGCGGACAGTGTACTTCCCGGTGGTGGCGTCTAATTCTTTGCGCAACTGTATCTCTATGTCAAAAGGCACGCCGTTGATACTTAGCTTTGTCTTCATCTCCGATATTGATCGGAGGTTGTCAGCTCTTAGTATCTCTACTTCCTTGTCTATCGCTTTGTTGATAGTCTTGTTAAGCAGGTTTGCTATCTCGTCATCAGTCGATGCCGTAGTGTTGCCGTATGTAACACTCTCAACACGCTTGGCAGGAAACAATGCCTCTACAGCTGCCCGTTCTTCCTCGAGTTGCGAAATTATATCGCCCGTGGTACGGATAACGTTTTCATTGTGTCGCACCTGGTTGGCCATGTATATCTGATTCTGCGCGTGGTAATCCCGGGCGTTCTCCAGCTTTCTGAGTTTGTTCTGCTCCAGCGAGAGCGCTAAAGCGGCCTGGCTGCCCGATAGCGACGCCATCATCTGTGAGAAGTTGTTCTGGTCACTTCCTTCGGATTCTTCTTCCTCGATAGTTCGTACCGTGGTGTCGCCCTTCATTATCTGGTCGATAAACTTCTTCTTTATCTCCAAACGTTGATATCCGGTAACGTCAAGGGTCTTCTCAACCCCTACGCGCAATATGCGGATTGTCTCGCCCATATCTAAGTGCAGGTTTCCCTGGCGCATGATACGTCCGTTGCGTTGCTGGTAGTCGCTTGGTCGGGTAGGGGCGTCCAAATGTACAAGCATGTGGAGCCTTTCCTGAATGTTTACTCCTACGCCCAGCTTCTCGGTTGTGCCAAACACAACGCGAACTTCTCCGCGGTTTACTTTATCCCACAAAGCCGCTTTCTTTTCGTCCGTGTTATAATCGTTCACAATAGCAATCTGCGTTGCGGGGATTCCCGCGGCGACTAATTTTGCTTTCATGTCCGCAAACACATTGAACGTCTTGTCTGTGCTCTGGTAAGCATCGCAGAATACTGCCACCGTGCCGTTATACGACGATGTTTTCTTCAGATCCGCAATTATTTCTTTTACAGATACGTTTGTTTTGCTGTCGGCCTCGTCCGGTAACGAGGGGTTTACTAATCGTACATCTATCGCGGCCCTTTTTGCAAGCCCGAACATAACAAGCGGAATGTGGGATTTTTCCTTTTTTTCCTTGCCGGTCATGTTCTCAAACTCGGTAAGAGTGTTTTTAATCCCCTTCATTACCCCTTTGAGGGTAGGCGTTTGTTTCAGAAGCAGGTCCGCTGGCTTTCCGCCCTCAACGCGTGGTGTTCCAACCCCCTCTTTGAGCGCTCCAACTTCCTCGGTGAGTACTACGTGTGCAATCTGTTTCCACGGGCGGAGCAATTCCGGTATGTTTGCATAGCTCGAGAACCTGTTTGTAATCTTGTATTTGCCGCTTGTGGAGAATTCCTGTCCCTCTACAATGTCGCCGAAGTTATTTACAAAGGCGTCAAAGGTACGCATCTGCAAACGAGAGAGCTCTTCTTTAGGGAGTAGGTATCTTAGGAACGTCCACATTTCAGCCATTGTGTTTGATATGGGGGTTCCGGTGGCAAACACTACGTTTTTACCGTTGTTGTTCTCCAGGATATATGATGTTTTCAATCGCAGGCTCTGCGCTCTTTGCGAAGCCCCCGTGTCGATCCCCTTGATCCCCTGCAACGAGGTCACGAAACCGAGCTTTTTATACGCGTGGGCTTCGTCCACCAAAAGGGCGTCGATACCAAGCTGCTCAAAAGTCATCGCATTGTCCGTGCGGCGATCCATAAGTTTCTTAGCGCGTGCCTCTGCTTTGGATTTTGTTTTCTCTTCCTGTTTTACAGATTTCTTTTTCTCCAGCCCCTCGATTTCCTTTTTAATGTTAGACACCATTCGTTTTGAATTTTCCGCTCCGCTGTCAGCAACTTCCTTCATAAGCTCAATCTTTTCCTGAATAAGCTCGTCGATGTAGTTGTTTACGCGATCCGGGTCGTCCGGTATGCTGTCTAAATACCCGTGATAAAGCACTACAATGTCCCAATCGTTATAAGCTATCTTAGCAAACAGTTGCTCACGCTGCGCGGCTGTAAGGTCTTTGGCCGAAGGTACAAGCACCTTTGCGCTTGGGTATAGTGATTTAATTTCTTTTACAAATTGTTCGTAAGTGGAGCGCTGCACCACAATACAGGGTTTCTTTGCTAAACCGAGTCTGCGCATCTCCATAGCTGCTGAAATAAGGGTAATGGTTTTGCCCGTACCTACTTCGTGGGCTAACAGAGTGGCTTGTTCTAAACTACGCAATACCCCCTCTTTTTGGTGAGGACGGGGTATCTTGGTGTCCGAAGCCCCCGGGAATGTGTCAAACGCTGATACGTCGGTTTTTCTCTCTACAACGGCGTTGAAAACCTTGTTGTAGGTTTGCTCCATTTCTTCGGCGAAGGTATTCGACGCGGATTTACACCAAGCCTCAAACGCTTCGTTTAAGGCTGTTTGTTTAGTGGCTGCTTGCGCGGTAGCTTGCTGATCCTTCACACGCTTACGCCCCTCTCCGGGAACCCACTCAGTGCGATACACTATCGTGCTGGTGTTGTTCATTGCGTCGAGGGCGATTTCGCTTCCGTTCACTTCGCCGGGTAAACCCTGCCCCGCGTCTGTGGCGTTGCCCTGTCCCCTGAAATTGGCGATATACTTGTCAGAGCTGGTTTTCTGAATGTTGGCCTCTACTCCAAATGTTTCATTGAAAAACTTGTTGTACGCGGCTGTAGGGATCCATGTACTTCCGAGCGATACCTTGATAAGGGGCATAGGGATATCTGCGGGCACTACTTTGGATAGCTCCTCAATGTTTGCCGCGTATTCGCCGTGCTCGTTTGCGATCTCTGCCGCTTCGAGTTTCTCACGCACATTGCCCGATAGGTAAGTGTCGCGATCCTCTATGATACCTTTTGCGGGGTTCATAAAGCCTGCGCGTTTCTCGAGTATCTCGGCCACTACATCGGCTTCCTCTTTTCCCAGAAGATCTGCGATAAGGGCGGTGTCAACACGTCCAGATTTGTACAAGCTTACGCGAATACCATCTTCTATGTTTTCCGCTTTCAGCTCCTGTTGTTTGGATATAACACGTTTGCTGAATATATCCGATTTCGTAATCGTTACATCTTTCTTACCCGTGATAGGGTCTTGCTTTTCGTTCACATCTTCGATAGCCGAAATTGCGGGGTAGTCCACATCTTCACGAAGAAACGTAACTTTCGTGTTCTTATGCATCGGCCCGTAGCGTTTTACAAACACATCGTAAGCCGCGTTAAGCTCTTTTCGGCGGGCGTCTATATCGGCGGCGTCGTTGTTCTCAGCCTCAAGCAGGCTCGATATAGCTGCTTTGATGCGATTGTAGTTTTGTACTACTTCCGCTTTCGGGTATCCGGATACTTTGTTTTCGTTCCATGTTACCGGAACCGCGTTTCCGTAGGCTATCTGATATATTTTTCCGTCTATTACGGTAAGCCCCCCTTCTTTCGTTCCGTCTGAACTTACGGGAGTACTCCAGGGCACTTCCTTTGTTTCGCTCGCCAGATCCGCGGGCAAATCCTCAATGAATTGTGCAATTACCTGATCCTGTTTAATCTTCGCAACGGGGGCAAGCCTTTGTTCGGTGGGGCGCATTTCGTTACCCCCCTCAAAACCAAACTTCATTTCGCCGGCCATCTTGTCGGGGTTATCTACGAAGTATTTGTTGATACGCATTTGCGTGGTCTTTTCATCGTACCCTATAATCGCCCCCCAGCTGGTTTTCTTAGCTTCTCTGTAAGTGCCCTCTCTGAGGGTTACCACATCCTGCACGTTTTTGGCAAAGGGGGATTTTCCTTTTGCGTCCCGTTTGCGGATAATGATAATATCGGCGGTTGCTTCTGTTCCCGCTGCCTGCTTAAAGGTGTCTGAGTTCAAACGCATCACGTCAATCACATCGGCGTTACCTTCATTGATAAGCCAACTGCGAAGTGCGTTACTTTTGTCCATGGTCGAGCTCGTGGTAATGAATACCCCGATACCGCCCGGTTTGAGTTTACGAACACTCTTTGCAATAAAGTAATCGTGAATGTTGAATTTTGCGGATATGTCTTTCTCTACGCTGTCGTGTACTTTGAAGTCCCCGAAAGGAACGTTTGTGACAACCAGATCCACACTGTTATTCGCGATACGCTGCTCCTCGAATCCGCCTATGTTTATACGTGCGTCGGGATAGAGGGCTTTCAGGATCAGACCTGACACTCTATCCAGCTCCACGCCTCTAAGGGTCGATTTCGCGGCAATTTCCTGCGGCATAAGCCCGAAGAAATGCCCGATACCGGCAGAAGGTTCGAGAGTTATTCCCCCTTTGAATCCCAGTTTGGAAATCATATCCCACACTGCGGAAGTGATGGCGGGGGGTGTGTAGAATGATGTGGTGGTCGATGCACGGGCCGAATCGTACTCATCGTTAGTGAGTACATCTTTCAGTGCTTTGTAATTGGGGTCGCTTTCCTTAAACACGCTCGACAACCCGCCCCAGCCGGTATATTTCACAAGCACTGCCTGTTGCTCCGGTGTGGCGGTTTGTCCGCTTTCGTTTAGCTTCTTAGCCAGCTTAATGGCGGCTATGTTAGCCCGTATTTTGGTGACGTCGCCTTTGGGGGCTACATCCGTACCGCGGGGGATTACATAGTTTCGGGAGTTAAGACTGCCTGTGCCAGCATTCTGTTGTACACTTGCTCTATCTGATCTTCCGACATTATTTCCTCCGGCGGTGTTGTTGGCATCTGATCCGGATTCAGTAGTTCGAGCATCAGCTCCCGTGCCTGATCTTTGTCCGCTCCGTTCTTCGTCGCGGTTGCTTCCCAGCCCAGCGCCCAGTTCACTTTGTGCTCCAGGTATTTCAGCAGATGCTCCGGATCCGCTAACCACAGCTGAAGGAGTTTCGGTTGATTTTCGGCCAGCTTCCACAGTGCCACTTTGGCCAGATCTGTCTGTATTGCTCTCATTTTGTGTAGGTGTTAAGCCTGGTTTGGCGATTATTATGTGATCTTTAATGAACTTTTGGTCATCCAAAGATACATCCTTTTTCGAATTAGTGTTCTCTTTTTCAGCTATTTTTTTATAAACATCGTAATTATCTACTTCGGCATCAGGTGTGCGGCCCGGGAACGCTTCTGCCATACCCGGCATTGCATAAATACCCTTGTAGAATCCACGCAGATATGGAATGATGGCATCTCCGAAGGTGTCAACCATTGCAGTTACATAATCGGGGAATGACGCGTATCCGTCCTGAATAAAATATCCGGCCAGTTCCACGCCATCTCTGAATAGTTCAGGGTCGTATATAGCGGCTCCGGGCATAGCCTTGAACTTTGCCTGTGTGCCGTTATCGAGTTTGTTCTTAATGCGGTCGATCAGCTCCTGTTTGCGGGCTTCTGATCCTCCGTTGATATATTCCTTCGTTTTGCCGCCTTTCGGGTCTGTGGGAGTTTCCACAGGGCGTAAATAGGTGTATCCGAGGTGTACGTTGTGTATTCCCTCTCTGGGTTCAACTTCGTATCTCGGGAAATTGTCAGAGGCCACAGGGTCTTTAACCTGTACTATTTTAGTCTCCACGGGGTTGTTTCCGTTCCATGCCACTACTTTTACGGCGTCCCCCGGTTGATAAACATACTTCTGACGCGGGTTTCCATCGGGGCCTATCTCGAATATCTCCTTCGCATTCTTAGCCTCTTGCCTTGTCACCCTGTCATGCTGCTCGATCATGCGGTTTAGATATGCGATTTGCTGCTCCTTGCCGGGGCTATCCTTGCGCTTCTGCTCCGATTTCAAGTCTCTCTCCAGCGGGGCATTTCCGCGTGCGATAAGCTCCTCCACATCGATGGTGAGAAGTTCTTTCAATCCGCGTAGCTCCGCAGCTTTCACCCGTGCATCTCGTTCAGCGTCTTTTATTTTATCAGCTTCCCTTTTCTTTTCGCGCTCGATCTTATCAATTTCGGCTTGCTTATCGGCTTTTACTTTCTCTGCTTTCAGGTGCTCGCTATAAGGCAATCCCCCTTCTTCCAGATAATTGTAGTAATCTTGCTCGGCTTTAGTGTCAACGATGTGATCGCCCACGGTTCGTTTTTCCGTGTAGCCCTTATCATTGCGCGAATGTACTTTGGCCATTCCGACCTCCAAGCCACGCGGCATCTCTTCCAGCCATTGGTAAATAGGTATAACGCGATTTTCGTTGTCGCGTATTAGTTTCTCCAGTCTTTCCAAAGCTCTGGCTTTGTTCATTGGGGAATTTGACATGAATGTAAAATCAGCTGTGGGGATTTCCCCTTCCAGCTTCTTATCCATTTCAGCGCTTGCCTCAAGTGCTTTGACTTCAATATTATCAACCTGCTGCCCAGTACGGAGATTTGATGCTTCCTCTTTGAGGGCTTTTAATTTCTCTGCGTATCTTTTTCGGGCTTCCGGATAATACGCGCGGGCTATTATGACGTTCTGCGCGGGGGTGTTGCCTTTGCTTAGTCCCATCACCGTCATTGCCTCGTCAAGCGTGACGCCTAACGCCCCTGCGCTAATCCTTTCGATAAACTTGTCTGCATTATCCGAGTTGTACGCTATTTTGTCGATAGCGTCCGATACCTCCTCTTTTGACTTCTCGGGAGCGTCAATCTGGTATCTCGGAGAAACCCCTGTAGCTCTTATCTGTTGGGCTATAGCGGCTTTTAGTTTTTCGATACCGTTTGCGTTAATACGGGTATTTGCATCGGCTACAGCCTCTTTAGCGCTCTTCCCGTTGCCTACCGTGACCCCAGTAACCCCTTCGCTCACCGAGTATCCGGTAGAGGTTTTGTGCGCAAAGAAATCACCCGGAACATCCAGCTTCACGGATTTTGCCCCCTCTAAAGGCATGAATCCCGATACTTTTACGCCGTCCAGGGTTCTTTCCCCCGCGAGGTAATACGTGTCCGACACTTTCTTTAGTTTTGTGATGGGGGATTCTATCCCTTTGTGCGGGATTATTCCGTATTTCTCTCGAGTTTCAGTTTCTAAGCGTTTATTGTAAGCCTCCATTTCAGCGGCTTCTTCCTCTGGGGTGGGTATTGTTTCGTCGATCTGGCTCTCAAATTCCACATACCCCGCAAACGGTTTGCGTTGGCGCTTGCCATCATACAGCCACTTCTTGAAATCTTCTACATCAACCTCTGTGATATTAGACAGACCGTTCCAATCGGGGGCGTAGTTCGACATGTAGGCGGCTTTGGCCTCTTCGGCGGTATTGAATCCTACCATTACCTTGCTTTCGTCAAACTGCCCGGATTTATCGCCGCCCACGAATACCTGATCAACTACAAACACTCTGGGGCTTTCGGGGTTCGGGCCGATGAACACGTCCACGTGATCGCCGTCCTTGCCTTCTGTGCGTTTGAAGTACCCGTAATGGTGTTGCATGGTATTCTCCCACGCTTCTCCATCTTCGTCCACGCCTTTACGGGTAGATCCTTTCGGGTTCTCGATGGTAATATCCATACCCTGCACTGTTACATGCGCTTTCTTGTAATTGCCGGCTTCCTTCTGTGCGTCGGTGGGGTCTGTGTTGGGTTGCTGCGCTTCTACAGCCTTATCAACGGGAGTAGCGCGTAGCGCTTCAATCTTCTTGTCGATGGCTACTGCTTTGCTTTTCAATGCCCCCTCTTTTCCGTAGAGAACATATTTCTCTTTTCCGGGAGTGGCTTTCGCCTGTTCACGTAATGCGGCGGCTTCCGACAACATTCTGTCGCGCTCTGCTTCCAAAGCTGCAATCTCTGTGTCGGTTGTAGTTTCGGGGGCAGCCTCCCGCAC